TTAAAGTTTGCCTTGGTAAATGCTCCATACTTTGTTTCATTATCCTTTGGACCTTCAACTGTGCCAATCTCAGCACGAGCAGCCATTAGAAATTGATTACGCTGTCCCATTTATTTCTCCGCTACTAACTTGTACAAGTCATCAACACGTTGTTCTAGTCTATCTAACGAGTCACGCATACTCGATCCGCCATTACTCTTGAGTTCAATCAGATAGTGCTTAACCATCCAACGAACAGCGCCAGCAAAGCCACCGATGATTGTCATTAACGCAACAGCTACCGTTGCATAATCTTGTGCCTGCATTAGACCGTCCTAATTGTTACTAAGAGCAATCCGCCGTAGCCAGAGAACCGCTTATCTGATGGAGTAGCATTTCTAAAGTCCATCTCTTCGATGAGTCCAATAAAAGATTCACCAGTTCTAAAGTCTTCAATGCGGATGGTATCTCCAACATTTTCAATAGATTCCAACTGGCTCATACGGTAATAGGCTGCGCCTTCATAGCCAACCTCAACACCGAAGTGATCTGATTCGTGGTCAAAGCAAGAGAGTGGATACTGGATAAGTCTCTGACGTGGGATAGCAGGCAGGGCCTTAATCTGGTAGCCAGTAAAGAGTGGCCCCTTAGTTGTATCAGTTGTTGAACGAGTCAATGTAAACTGGAAGCCAAGGTATTCTTGAGATGCCTGTGGGTAGTTAATGTTAATCTCTGGAACAGATGCCTCTTGTGCAAAGGTACCAATACGAAAGAAGTTATCGGCATAGTCAATGGAGTCAATCAATAGACCACCATTAGTAGTATCAATACGAGCCTGTAATAACTTAAAGATTTTAAGTTCTAGTGTGTTGTAGCGAACATAACCTGTACGCAAGTTACCTTCTGCTAGTAAAGTAGATGCTGATTCAATGTAGATAGCACCATCTGTTCCATTGCCAGCATTACAAAATGCTAAGCGGTTGGTATCACCAAGGAAAGCACACGCTGTGGTGTAGTGAGCCAATGTATCTGCTGGGTCATACAAGTCCCAGGCATAAGGGAACTGAAGGTTACCTAATGGTTGACCCATATCTACACGTGTTACACCGACCTGACCATCAACGCCAGAGGCAGCCCAGATATATCTATCACGGAAACCAAAGTCATAGACTGGTTGGTCTGATTCAAAGATTAAAGCGCCGTAGGTAATGGAGCCATCGAGCTGACTTGCATCTGCCATACGCATACCTTGGCTAGTACCAATAGCCATATTGCCAAGGTAGTAAGCAATCTTAAATACAATCTCACCTACTGGTAGTTCTGCTGCAGTGATAGCACTAGTCAGCGTAGGCATAGCACCAGCAGTAGACAAGGTAAACTTGTAAATGTTGGACTGAATGCCTGAGTAGCCTGCAATGTAGATAGCAGCACCACTTGATGTGATGCTAGTAAAGATATGATCTGGGTCATTGTGTGTATAGACCGCAGCAGGTAGTGATGTTGCAGTGGTGGAGAACTCGTAGACCTTATCGTTGACGCACATAACGATACGCTCTTTGGTGTATTCCATAACAGCGTTAGTTACAGTGATGCTGTTTTCAGTAATCATTAGAGTAGGTGATACGGTGCTATCGTCAGATAGCAGCTTCTTATATACTCTTAACCTTGGAGTTCCAGTATGAAGTACGTTGGTAACCCAATAGGCATAGACACCATCATCACAGATAGCGTGTACTGGGTAGTCAGTTCCTGATGTGTAGTCAATAAAATGAATAACCTCTGCAACACCTGTACCTACTGGAGATACAGCAGTAGATGCTACGTTGGCAGCAACCTTTGCATAGGTAAAAGTAGTAGTTGTTGGTACGCCAGTGATGGCGTATGTACCATTGAAGGTAGCATCTACACCAGTAATAACAATTTCCATACCAGTACATAGGCCGTGTGCTGCAGTTGTAGTCAGTGTTGCTACATTTGTAGTAAGTGCCTTGTTACTGATAGAGACTGTAATTGCTGGGAAAACTTTATCCACATCGTACTCATCAACAAGGAGCACTCCGTTAAATGTGATACTGTTCTTATCCCATTGAATAGAACGCATTAACTGCCAAGGACGACCATCAGTTCTAATGCCACCTGTGGTGATGTGCTGGCTATCAGATGACTTGAGCAGGGTTGCCTGTCCTTTAGTCCAGACATCAATACCTTTAGACTCTGTGTACTGGAAGCGAAGCGACTCATCCTGGATAGGTTCAAAGAACTTGATGCCTTGTCCAAAGTGGAAAGAGCTTTGGCTTCGTAGCCACCAACCAGTCAGTGTCTGCTCACCAGGCTCACGGCTCTGGTCAATCTGTTGCTTGCGATACTGGGCAGTTACACGACGATAAGGTGCATCATCAGAGTTAAACAAGAAGAACGGTAGTCCACCGATAGCGACATCATAGGCTTCACCTGTTGCTGAGTAATTAGTAGATCCAGCAGGGTTAGAAAGTACGTAGGGTATAGCCTCGGTTATGTCGTGGTTATCAGCCATCTACTACTCCTTATTCTAAAAGGTTCACCAGGGATCTAGTTCGACCTTGTGCTAACTGGGTATAAATCTGGGTTGTAGCCACACTTGTGTGGCGCATAAGTTCTTTAACTGCAATCAAATCTCCGCCTGATTTCTCAAGCATTGTGGTTGCAAAGTAGTGGCGAAGACTATGAAAATGCTTAGCATCAGGACCTAAGATGCGACGCATCTCTTTGGCTGCCCTTGCTGAGAACTTGTTAGCAGTGACCTGCCATAGCCTGTCTAATGTCTTATAGGACATAATCATCTCAGCTACTTTGGGTGCTATTGGGACTATTAGGTCAGTCCCACCCTTGCCCTGCACCCGTAGGCTGTAGCCTTCATCGTGCTCTATTAGGTCTGAGCCTTTAATCTTGGCTGCTTCCATAGCACGAAGGCCAACCATCCCACCTAGTACAAACCAGTCGTGGTAGAGAGGCTTCGCCTCTGCTAGTAGTTTGGCATACTCAGCCTTGGTTACAGGCTTAGGCACACCACGTCCTGGCTTGACCTGTGGCAGTTCATCTGCTGGGTTGTTACCATTGACTAGGTTCATCTTGTTGAGAGCCTTGTAGAGGCTCCTGTAGCGTGCTACATAGGTAGCCCTAGTGGACTGCTTAGTTACCCGTAGGATGACCTTCTCGACCTGCTCATAGGTAGCCTCAGCAGGGTGTGAACCCAAGCTCAGGATCAAGCGCCAGTCGTTCTTGAACAGTTGCTCAGAGAACCCACTGGTCTTGTACCTATTGTGAAGCTGCTCTTTGATCTGCTCTAAGGGTATAAGTTCCATAGATAGACCATAGCACTAAAGCTACACGTTCGGTGTGGATTGTTCCGCTTTAGGATTTAGCCAAGCCTGATAGTCAGGATTTTCAGCGGTGCAGGTAACACGCATCAAGCCGTCATCATCTACACGACCAAAAAGCATTATGCCTTGCTCGTTTTCACCTAGTTCAATGTATGTCATAGTTCAGCACTCCAACCTAAGTATGCTCCTGATGCGTTTGATACAAGAGATGTTGCGTGTCCAGCAGTAAAGACAGCCGAAGCGGTAAAAACAACAGTTCCTGCATTTTGCGTTGCTGCATTAAATGTTGGAACAGTAGTAACTGTGCTACCACCAAATGCAGAAGTTGTAAGTTTGTAATCTGCGGCGGTTCCACTCTGTTCTAAAGCACTTGGCAAAGTTCGCATAGTTACTGGAAATGGAACAATTCCATAAGCAGATGTGGTGTTATAGCACTGACCCATAGCAAAAGGCTGATTGTAAGTTGAGACAGTTGCTCGGTAATAGTATCGCTGACAAGCGGCTAATTCTCCTTGGATTGTTCCGCCAGCACCATTAGAACGCTTAAAGGTTGTCGCTACCGACCCAACCTCTAATTGAATACCTGTGATGTCTGCATAATCAGCAGCACCAGCAGTACCAGTTGGAGTATAACCTAAAGCAATTGCAATTTCTGTTGCGGTTGAA